CTGAGGCTGGCGCTGAGGCTGGCGAGTCTGAGGGTGGCAATACTCGCGAAACCCGTTCGCTGGCGCGCCGATACATCGAGGAATTGACCGTACTTTATAAGGCTGGCAAACGTGCTGAGTCTCTGAGCGATAAAGAATCCGATGCGCTGACCAAAATCGGCGGGGCTTTGATCGCCTTGGGTGTTGACCTGAGCATGCTGTAAACCACGGGGGGCCTTGGCCCCCTAACATTGTTAGGAGAAACCAAATGGAAACCATGACACAAAACCAAATGCAAACCCTGCACAACATGGCGATGGATCAAATCCAAATGTATGCGAGTGGCTTGATTACCTTGCCTGAGCTAACGCAAGCAATCAGCGAAATCGGGCGGGCCGTCAACGTTCGCAACATCGTCGGCCTGATTGACCCATCATCTGGTTTGCGTTTCGAGTAACCCTTCCACCTTCCAACGCCCCGGCATGTCCGGGGCTTTTTTGCGTCTGGCCCTGCCCTAACATTGTTAGGCGGGGCTTTTGTCTTTGGGGGTTGGTCAGAAATTTTCTGATGACCGTTCTCTGGTCGGCAGTAGCGGCGTTGCACCGTTGCCCTGACTGATATGCTGCGTGCAGCATATCACTATTTTTGGCTTTCGTCAAACTCTTTTTTGCCTAAATTTTCCCGATGACCGTTCTCTGGGCGGCAGTAGCGGGGCGCGTTACGTTTTTGGGGGGCCGTGTGAAACTTCGCGTTACGTTTTTTAAGGGCAAAAACCTCTTGAAACCCGCATGGATGCTAGATTGGGAAATGTTATGCGTTTTAAAAATTGAGAGTGGACTTTTTTTTCTGAGATCGGCAAGGCCTTCCAGCAAGTGCGACGCAACGAGGCAAATCTCCGAAGAAAAAAAACTCCTGTTCAATATTATTTCTTAAAACTTTAAAACATAAACACCCCCAACCATCTTTTTCTTCAATCAAATCAACAACTTAGCGCGTTACGTTTTCAGATTATATGTAATCCCGCGTTACGTAACACGCTTGACCTCACCATTACATATATGTTATGCTCCCAACACCCTCTTTTTGCACTTTACTGGAGTACACAATGCGCCCTCTCGAACCCTTCCGCCTATCTAACATTGTTAGCGTCAACATCACTGCCCTCCTGCACAAACAGGTCAAGCACCACGCCGCCACCCACAAGCGCACCATCGCCGCCACCGTACGCGATGCCATCAACGCCTTCACCCACGACCCCGACAGCTACCGCCCACCCAACATCCCCGCCCTGCTCCGTGCCGACCCCTCACTGCCCACCCGCATCACCCGCAACCGCACCATCGTCCTGACACTGCCACCCACCGACCGCGCCCCACTCGACGCCCTCTCCCGAGCCACCCTGCTGCCCAACTCGTCCATCATGCGCCGTGCTATCTACGAATACACAAAGGGGAGTGGAGGTGAAGCTGCGGTGATTCCCGAGCTGCTGCTCGACGCATGGGGCGACCAACCCCTTGCTGCACTGCCCAAACCAAAGCAGAAATGAGAGGGGAGCTTTAGTCTCGGCCAAGACTAGATCGCTTGACTTAGGTCTTATAATGTGTTACAATATAAGCTGGTTGGGAGAAAAGTAAATGTGGGTTCAGGCTCGCACGTACCAAGCCCCATCCAGTCCTCACCTAACAATGTTAGGCCCATCAGAAGTCAATTAGAAAGGTTAGACATGTCAGTCGATCACGATTGGAAAGAGTGCCGCGAGTGCGGCGACGATGTGCACATCGAGCGTTGGGCCCTCGGCTACCGCCTGTGCAAGTTCTGCGGCGAAGAAGCTGCCCGTATGGAGCGCATGAGTTGGTGCGTTGTCCAAGAGTACGGCAAGGGTAACTACCAATACGTTACCACCCAGAGTGCACCCACCACCCTGCGCAACACCAACCAGAAGCAGACACGCTCATGACTGCACCAAACAAACCCAAACCCCAAACCAAGCCCCCCGTCAAATACACGGGGCCAGCCGAGCCCATACCAACGCACAGGGAGTCAATGAGCGACCGAGCCGAGCTGATCTGGTTTGTTGTGCTCGCTGTGGTGTTCCTAACAATGTTAGCCCTCGGGCTGTTAGATGGGAGTGGTGTATGAGCGGACTCAATAGATATTACGTCACAGGCTGGAGCGCAAGGTTCGGCATGTGGGTTGCAGAGACTATGGAATGTGCAACGATGGAGATCGCCAAGAAGCGATACCAGACCAGCCACCCGACCTTGAAGCAGATCAAGGTTTACCGACTCAACAAGGAGAATTGACATGTTTCAATCAACACGCAGACTGCCGTACATATACAGCTACGAAGGGGCCAAGAAGTGGTTCGATCAGATCAAGCCACTGCGAAGCGGTGCACGTATGGGGCGCAAGCCACTGGGCGCACGCAGGGATGCGCACATGTATATACAAGAGAACGCAGAGGGTAGTCTCGAGTGCGTGCTCTACGACACGGCGGTGGTGACATTCAAGCAAGACGGCGGTGTGGTGGTCACGCCGGGCAAGTGGCCGTCATCGTTTACGTGCGCGTTCATCACAGGGTTGCTGCCCGATACGAGCGCAAACAGAACGAAGGGCATGCTCATCCTGTACCTCAACCGCCGGGACAACAAGCACCCACTCAAGCAAGGCCAGAGCATCGAGCTGGTGCGCGTACCCGTGGAGCCGGGCCGTGCTGGTAAGTGGGAAGTCAGGAACGCTGAGGGTGTGCGCGTATGGGCACCCAACCGGGCCAAGGCTAACAATGTTAGGGCCAAGTACAAAGAGATGCTGAACTACCACAAGGGCATGGTCTCACTGCTCACACAAGAGCGCGAGAAGTCCAACGAGGACGACCCGTTCGAGGCAAAGAAGATACTGGCACTGCCCAAGACGATGCTTGCCGACACGCTCGGAGTAACGACGAGGATGGAGCGCCGGTATCAGGGCCAAGGCCAGCACAGGGAGGTTGAGCATGCGTACGTCAACACACAGGTGTTCGCGTCGGCGTTCAACAACAAGCCGACATGGTCGGGGTATGGCTACCACTTTGAAGCGGGAAGCCCTGAGCACGAAGCACGGGTGCAGGAATCACAGAAGCGCAGAGCTGAGTGGTACGGCAAATGCCACGAGGTGTTGGACCTCATGCGCAGTGACCAGCCCGAGGAGACCAAGCATGCCAACTTTCTCAAGGCATCGCTGGGACTCATGTGCGTGGCGTCAGGTGTGCGGTCGTTCAGCATGGGGGTGCATGCCTCGAACATCCCCGTCGAGCTTAGCTATTCCACTGCATCAACAGCAGTGAGCAAGTTCCTAACGCTTGTGTTCGCCGAGGAGATTATGGAGCTCAAGCAGATGCCCGTGGGCCATGTGCCTACGACAAACTATGCAGAGATGTTGTTCGAGGACTTTAAACAGCAAGGAGAGAAAGCATGAAGACATTTGAAGTGGAGTTGCGCCGCACGAGTTACATCACTGTGACTGTGGAGGCTGAGAACGAAGACGATGCCGAGGCCAAAGCATGGGCACGGATTGAAGCCGACAACGTAAACATCAACGACTCCCAATGGGACGTCGAATCAGTCGAAGAAATATTCAGTTAAAGGAGAAGGTAAATGAAACAAGTAAACATCGGAGTGCCGACAGGCTACAAGGGATGCATCATCGTGCCCGTCAATGATGGGTTCGATGTGGTGGACAGGGCAAGCGGTCGGTGGATGCACGTCCCCAACCAACGCACAGCGAAGTGGAACGCCACGGTGTGGACACGCTTGCGCGATGAGTTCGGCGAGTCCGAGCCCCTAACAGTGTTACCCACTGTGGTAGCCGAGATAGTCACAAGGAAAGCGATGGTGATGAAATGAGCTTCACTGATCTGGAGTACGTGCTCATGATTGCAGTGTTCGCACTGCTGTGGCGCAACGCATCGGCCAACCTGAACGCAGCGAGAGAGGAGGCGAGAGCCAACAAGTATTCACGCTGGCTGATGAGTGTGTACGAGAACAAGGGCAGGATCGTCCACAAGGATGACGGCTATTACTTCGAGGAGCATTGATGCCGAGGCGCAAAAAGAAATGGATGCTGCTGCGCGGGAAGTTCGGCAACTTCATTGTCGTTGAGCGCCAATGGTACGACTTCGTAGGTATAGCCAAGAAGCGAGGCCGTGATCAGATGTGGTGGATCGCTGCTGAGAGCGACGACCACGGGGCCATGCAAGCGATGGCCCAGCTAACAGACAGGTACGTAAGGGCTAGAGATTTAGTCACGACCAATGACTAGATTGCTTGACTTAGGTATCTATCTGTGTTACAATATAAGCTGGTGAGGACAAATGCGTCCCGCCAAATCCACCTAACAATGTTAGGTTCACATCAGAGTTCAATCAGAGTTCATTAGAAGGAAATCAAAATGTCAGAAGTATCTTTCGGTAAGAGCATCACGCTCAAGCAAGCGGCCAACTTGATCCGCACCAACCCAACCACCCGCTTCCTGTTGCAAGGCGAGCCCGGCATCGGCAAGTCATCACTGCTGGAAAACATTGCCGACTCGCTCGGGTTTGAGTATGCGTACATAGACGTACCGAACATGGACTTGGGCGACATTGCCATGCCCGTGATCGACCACGACACGAAGACAACACGCTACTACCCCAACGCACGCTTCCGCATCCACGAGAACAAGCCACTGGTCATCATGCTCGACGAGTTCACCAAGGGTGCCGACCCGGTGAAGAACATGCTGCACCCCATGCTTGAGAAGGCCAACCCACGACTCGGTGACATCCCACTGACCAAGGACACGATCGTATTCTTGACGGGTAACCTGAGCACGGACGGCGTGGGCGACTCCCTCAAAGCACACAGCCGTAACCGACTGGTTCCGGTGACGATCAGCAAGCCTGACGCAGACCAGTGGATCGACTGGGCCATCAATAAAGGCATCGAGCCCGAGGTGATTGCGTGGGTGAATCGTTTCCCTCATGCACTGGCAAGCTACACGGATGGTGGACAGGGCGACAACCCTTACATCTACAACCCAAGGAAGACACAGACAGCGTTCGTATCACCACGCTCACTTGAGACTGCATCTAACATTGTTAGGACACGCAAGGACAACGACAGTGACGCAGTGATTGCCGCGCTGACTGGTGCGATCGGTGAGAGTGCAGCCCGTGACATGCAGGCGTACATCGAGTTCTCGGACCAACTGCCAACATGGGAGTCAACCATCGAGCATCCAAAGACTACGACTGTACCCACAAGCCCCGGCGCATGTGCCATCGTGGTGTTCGGTGCTATCGCCCGTGTGGACAAGACAACGATCGCTCCGTTCATGTCCTATCTGGAGAGGTTCGAGCCCGAGTGGCAAGCATGCTTTGCTATCAACATCGCACGTACACCATCCAAACAATCCATTGCGTTCAGTTGCAAGGCGTTCTCGGACTGGGTTGCGAAGAATCAAGACCTGCTTTGAGATGTTATACGCAACCATTGCATTTCAGAACTACCCGCTTGGATGGGAGGAGCTTGAGTGGAAGATGCGCAAGCTCCGGCAAATCGTTTGGGGGTATGACTTGGACATAGCACAGCAGGTGTTTAGCCTGAAGGCTCCGCCGTATCGGTTCACTTTGATTCGGTGGGGCGTCAGGCCAAGCATACACACAGCGGCACCGAGAGAGGTGCTGTACGAAGGGCACGACTACTACGCCGTGCTCGGATTCGTTACTTTGCTGTTGACAGCAGAGGAAGATAAACAACACATGAGGAGCTAACAATGTTAGGAGCAAGACATGGGGTATAGAAGCGAGATAACTGCGGTGTTCTACACCAACGAGAAAGACGAATGGCCGCTGCTCAAGCTGTTCGTTAACGAGAACTTTCCGAAGGACTTGGACAAATACTTAGAAGAGGAGTGCGAGGAGCCATGCAAGCGGCGGGGGTTCGTGTTCCGTGTGCCTCACTACAAATGGTACGACAGCTACCCCGAAGTGCAGGCGTTCAACGAGTTCGAGGATAAGTTCACAAGCATGGAGAAGTGCCAAGACGGTACGTGGGCTTGCGAGTTCGTACGTATTGGGGAAGAGACTAACGACATTGAAGAAAGAAATTCATTTAACGCTGACTACGTTATCAGAGTCGTTCGTCATATCGAAGTTGATTTTTAAACAAGGAGCTAACAATGTTAGAGGAACGCAAGGTTCAGAAGGCCAAGATCACCTTGATGCGACACCCCAAGTTTGCATTGTTGCAAGGTATCTTGATGGTGGGCAAGACGAAGGTAGCCGACAACGTGCCGACTGCATGCACCAACGGTCGCGATGAGATTTATGGTCGTGAGTTTGTGCGCAAGCTACGTGACTCCGAGCTTGCCTTTGTGATTGCACACGAGGCGGGGCACAAGATGTACCGCCACATGACTACGTGGAAGAAGTTACATGACGAAGATCACGCGTTAGCCAATCGGGCTTGTGACTACGTTATTAACCTCATGCTCAGAGACCTCGATCCGGGCGAGAACGTCATCGCCATGCCTATGTACAGGGATGGGCCACATGCTGGCAAGAAGATAGGCTTGATCGACGAGCGGTTCCGTGGCATGAACACGAAGCAAGTGTTCGACATTCTCAAGCAAGAGCAAAAGGATGGCGAAGGCGGCGGCGATGATGGCGATGGTATCGACGAGCACGACTGGGATGGTGCGAAGGAGATGACCGACGAGCAGAAGAAGGAACTGGCGCGGGACATTGACCAAGCTATCCGGCAGGGGTTGATGGCGCACCAGAAGATCAACGGCAAGGGTGCGGGTGGACTCGACCGCGAGTTGCAAGACTTGCTGGAGCCCAAGGTCAACTGGCGCGAGGAGTTGCGTGAGTATGTGAAAGCAATCTGCCGAGCCAAAGACACATCAAGCTGGCGCAGGGTCAACCGGCGCTTCCTGTCTACTGGTATCTACATGCCATCAATGGTGGGTGAGAAGGTGGGCCACATCGTTGTGGGTATCGACACATCGGGTTCGATCGGTGGGCCTGAGCTCGCAGAGTTTCTGTCCGAGGTAAAGGGTATCGCGGAAGAAGTAAACCCCGAGAAGGTTGACCTGATCTATTGGGACAGTGACGTGGCGGCGCACGAGGAGTATGCCGACGCTGACGTATCTAACATTGTTAGCTCTACCAAACCCAAGGGTGGCGGGGGCACAAGCCCAAGCTGCATGTCTGAGTATCTGAAGGAGAAGAAGATTGTTCCTGAGTGCATCATCGTTCTCACAGATGGCTATGTCGGCAATGACTGGGGCAGTGACTGGACTGCTCCGGTTATGTGGGCCATCACAGGAGGTAACACAAGTGTCGCTCCAAACGGCAAAACAATTCACATCAGCAACTGAGGAGATCAACATGATGGTATTAAAGTTGGGCTGGGATACGCAGGTGCTGCTGTCTGTCAAGGACGCAGTGACTGTGGCCGAGATTCTGTCGAAGGCGCATGTATGGGAGGAGAAGTATGCAGAAGGCAACACCGCCTACTTTGCGTACCCATCCGAGCGGGACTTCACGATGAAGATCGTGCCCGACGAGGTTGCGAACATGGCACGTATGGCTGGCAAGCCAGACAAGAAGTGATCCGAGTAACAATGTTAGGAGAAACCAAATGAGTATCAGCGCATCAGCAGTGTTAGTTGAATTGAACATCAGTGTGTGGCCTGCGTCGAAGATCGACCGAGAGGTTACGGACAAAGTGAATGCAGACGCATCGGCAGTGGCCGGGGCATCGCAGACCAAGAAGAATCTGTTTGCGGGTACGAGCCTGCGCAAAGACATTGAGAAGTTCGCGGCTCGCGTTCGCCTGTACCACAACCAGCACACCCTACCGTGGGCTGACAAGGGCGAGCGCATGCTGCCGACCAAGCTGTTCATGGAATACAAGCAGACCATGAATGACTTTGAGCGCACGTTCGACATGATGTGCCACAACTTTTACACCGAGTACCCACGACTGGTGGGCGAGGCGCAGAAGAATCTTGGCACGATGTACAAGGCCGAGGACTATCCAGACTTGGAGACAGTCAAAGCCAAGTTCGGTTTCCGCCGAGCCGTGAACCCCATGCCCGAGTCAGGTGACTTCCGATTGGACATACCTGCGGATGACTTGGCAGAGATGCGCGAGGAGTTCGAGGACAAGTTCAAGGAGCGACTGGCTGACGCAGTGCGCGAGCCGTGGAACCGCCTACACAACATGCTGACAACCATGTCGGAGAAGCTGACAGACGTTGAAGGCGACGACGCCAAGAAGCGTTACCACGACTCACTTATCAGTAACCCTCTGGAGTTATGCGGGCTGCTGACAAAGCTGAACGTGACCAACAACCCCCTGCTCGAAGAAGCTCGCCGACAGCTAGAGCTAACAATGTTAGGGGCAAACATAGAAGTCATCAAGGAAAGCAGCGATGCACGAAGCGAGCTGAAGTCCAAGGTGGACAACATCCTCAAGAAGTTTGAATGGTAAGGAGAACACAATGAGATTCAACACACGCAACCTGCCCAACGTATCGTTCGAGCCCGAGACATTGAATCGGGTCAACCAACGGTACAACAACTGGGGCGGCGACTTCAAATTCAGATCGACCATGATGGGCGAGCTGTTCAATGCGCTTTACTTGGCTAACCCGACATGGCGGTTTCAGCTAGAGGGGCTTGTCTACAATGACACCAGCGCAGCTACACCCAAGACAATTCACATCAGTTGCGACGGTGAGAAGCTGGGCTACATAGAGACAGATTATTTCCGTGGTAACCACGGCGTGGGCATATACAACCACCGGGTGAACAACAGCCGCATGCGCACGAGCAACGACAAGCGTGCGCTCAGTGCCATTAAGAAGTACTTTGTTAAGCGTAATCTCAACGAGCGACTCGATAAAGCGGAACGCGATGCGAGCGATGCAATCACCTCCGCTGTGAATCGGTCTAACCACGAGACGCAAGCAGTCAAGTACAAGCTGGAGACCGCATGCCTCAAGTTTGTTATGGAGCACAACCGCGAAGCGTTCGAGCAGTTTTCCAAAGTGCTTGCGCCAGAGAACCTAACAATGTTAGAGAGTTACGACAAGAAGAAGTTGGACGCAGACACTATTGAGGAAGTGCGGAGCAAATACTCCGCGAACAATGCTGCGCTTGTTGTGTTGGATCAGGGTAAATACATAGTTAAAACAGGTGACAACGTACAACTGTTTGATGATAATGACCTCCCCGAACAAATACGGGGCCGACTGGGTCTGCTGAAGCTGGTCGAGTACAGACAGATGGTGACGAATGCTGGTTGCAGAGTAAGCAGTGAAGTGTTCGTTGTTGTGTTAGATGCAGAAGGAGCAAACAAATGAAGAAGACTATCCCTTGGATACCCGTGGGTCATCCTGATTTCAAATGGAGCAGTGGCTCCGATGTGCAAGCACTGTGGCGCAAGTACGGCTGGACACCGCCGAGCGAGAAGATAGTGCCCCCACCTGTGGTGAGCGAAGAACCCATGTGGGTAAACCTAGTGCGGCGGATTAAATGAAAGCCGTCCTTGAGTTCAACTACCCCGAAGACGAGCACAAACTAGAGCATGCCCTGAAAGGCACTGAATACTACGAGGCGCTCGTCTCTATCGACAACATCCTGACTGCGCCGTTTACGAAAGCAGACGCACACAGCAGGATCAAGAAGATCGTTGCACAGATACTAGGAGAGACAGTATGAGGAAACTTTTAACCATTGCTGGACTGTTGTTGTCTTGCTCCGTCCATGCTCAGCAGTCGTCCACCCTGATTACGGGGCAAGAGCTACTCACCCGCATGGGCGACAACCGCATGTGGGTGTTTGGCTACATCGCAGGGGTTGCCGACTCTCAATCGGGTGTGACGATCTGCATCCCACCGGGGGTTGTGACAGTGGGCCAAATGACTGACATGGTCAAGCAATCTTTGGAGCGCATCCCGTCCGAGCGGCATCTGGCTGCGGACGTATATGTTCAGGTCACGCTGGCTAACCGCTGGCCGTGCGCCAAGAGAGGGAGTGGGGTATGACCAAAGACGAAGCACTGGACTTAGCGCTGGAGGCGTTGGAAAGCGTATTGGCAAACCATAACGGAGCGCCTGTTCTGCCTTGGATTGAAGCAAGAGATGCCATCAAGCAAGCCCGTGCCCTCGACAAGAAGGCAGAGAACGCCAGAGAGTTGGGGCTGGACTATGACTGAATGCAAACACCGCTGGGAACAAGTCACCTACATCAAGAACCTGCCGCCTAACAGCTACTGGTACTGCTGCACACGCTGCGGCAACTTCATCAAAGCAATACTTGAGGAGAAGCAAGAGTAATGGGGACAACCAACACAGGCGTGCATGTCATCAAGGCACTGGAAGCGTTCGCGGAGTTCAAGCGCATGACTGCGCAGGAGTTTGCCGACTACGCCGACATTGGACGCTACGATGCACATGCTGTACTGAACCGCATGAACAAACGCACCAAGGCTGGTGAGAAGCGCATACACGTTGCCAACTGGACCTACGAGCACGACGATGCGCGGCGCTACCCACGGGCGGTGTACATGCTTGGAGATAAGGAAGACAAGCCAAAGCCCAAGCCTGACATTCGGGCAAACCGCAAACGCAGTGCGCAAAAGACCATCAAAGTAATTCGCATGACCAGCGTATTCAACATGGGCTTGACCCGTGACAAGGTAAGAGAAATAAGGAGAGCACTATGAGAGAAGATGACGACGACATTCAAGACTACGTGAGTTCAAGGAACAAAGCAGTGGAGCGGGAGCACGACTACGAGCGCAACCTGCGCAACGCAACACTGGAAGAAGTTGCCCGAGAGTTCGACAAGATGAAGGTGCTTGGAGATACCGCAGCATCCTTTGCGGCATACGTGAGGAACATGAAGAAATGATCGACACCATCGCGCTCACGCGCTACGACCCTGAACGTAACTGTTTCGTTTTGAAAGGCACCATGAAAAAACTAGCTTGCAACTGCCACCCCAACTCGCCTTTTCATTGGGCGTACAACAAGCAACCCAGCATCTTTTTGCAAGACGTTGCGTTTCGTGCTAAGGGTGCGGTCGTAAGCACAGACTACAAAGCGTTCGGCATTTACAGCCGGGCCACCCCCCACATCAAACCCTACCTCAACAAACACGAACTATGAAATGCCCTATCTGTGGCGTATGGACCCGCACACTGGAGACACGAGTCAATGAAGACACCAACGAAATCTGGCGCAGAAAAGAATGCGGCAACACACACATATTCATCACGCTTGAACAAGTCGCAGCGGGAACAACTCCACGCCCTCGTAACAAAAGCGTGGTGGCCGTTCGATCGGGCCGATCCCAAGGTCTTGAACTTGATGCACCTGTCTATCGTCGAAAGACGGAAACCGACAACTAACCAACCCGAAGCACTGCTATGAACACAGAAGCAATCGAACCTAAAAAAGAACGCAAGGGGCGGGGCCCCGGCAAGAAGCCACGCATGTTGTGCACAAGCCTACGGCTACCTGCGCATGTGCTGGACTACTTTGGCAAGCACCACGAGTATTCAAAACAAGCAAAGATCAGGGAGATTTTAGTGAACTACGTTAACCAACAGACTGGAGCAAACAATGTCTAAACACGCAAACTCAACCGCAGCAAAAATCCGTGCATACCTGCGAAACAACCCAACAGCTACACCTAAGAAGGTAGCCGAAGTGCTAAACGTTACCGCACAGCACGTTTCAGTAATCAAATATGAAATGAAAAAAGCAGGGGAGAAAACAATGCCCGTGCCCAGAACACCACGACCTGTGCCGAAGAAGTGGAAGACCCTGCATATCAGCACGTCTGACAACAGCGTTGAGAAGGAGATGGAGCTAGCGTATCAGGCAGGTAAGGGCCGAATTCGTAACCCGCAAATCGAAATGATTGAACCCAAGTCCGACCCGGTCAACCACCCTGCCCATTACAAGGTAGGCGGTATCGAGACCATCGACTTCATCGAGGCCAAGCGTTTGAACTACAACATGGGCAACGCAGTGAAGTACATCACCCGTGCCGACCACAAAGGCAGTCGCAAGCAAGACCTTGAGAAAGCAATCTGGTATCTCAAGCGCGAGATTGAACATTCTGTCTGACACCTAACATTGTTAGGGAAACTACTAGCCCGCCAAGTGCGGGCTTTTTTTCGTCTGGGTGTTGACAAAGTAAAGAGCGATGATATGATGACCGTTCCCTAAACAGATTGGAGTATTAGATGGCATTCGGTTTAAACCCCGCTGTGGTTGACAGCGATAACTACGGCGAGCTACGCTGCCCATGCGGGAGCGGCGGCAACATTCACCAAGGCAACACCACGATCTTTGAATGTGGTGAGGACCCCGAGACAGTCACAGTCATTGCACAAGACGGCCACAACGTGCAAGCGACCAAGTTCCCCGCACGAGACACCTGCAACCCAAGCCCACGCAGGCACGGCATGCTCATCGAGTTCACTTGCGAGCAGTGTAGTTACAACTACGACGGCGAGAACGACCCAACAGTTGGTAAAGTATTTCGACTGGCTATCTTCCAGCACAAGGGCAACACGTTCATGGAATGGGTTGACTGATGGCTACGACCCCAGAGGCCAAGGTCAAGGCCAAGATCAAGGCCATACTCAAAGAACACAACGTCTACTACGCCATGCCTATCGGCACTGGCTACGGCAACAGCGGCGTGCCCGACTTCCTGTGCTGTGTGAACGGCAAGTTTGTGGCGATCGAAGCCAAGGCAGGCAAGGGCTTAGCAACGGCCCTCCAACTCAAGAACCTCGACCAAGTCAACAAAGCTGGCGGGTACGCCTGCATCATCAACGAGACCAACCTCGACTACCTCAAAAACGTAATAGCGGAGTGCATGCAATGAGCGACAAAGAAGACTACGACCTGAACAACGGCGTGCAGATCATCCTGAACCGTATGAAGACCAACCCCGAAGAATTCTTTGATGATGGTGGTCGGTGGCGGTGGATTTTCAAGGACACACTGCGCGAGGTGATGACTGAGATCGAGAAGGCCGCTATCTTTGAAGGCCTCAAAGAAGTTCGACGTCTGGAGATTACATCTAGGGCAGCAGCCACAGTGCTCCGAGGCGAAGAGGACGAGAAAGAACAAGCGATAAAAAAAGAGTACTACAACCAAGCAATACCCAAAGCCGAGGGCGGACTAATCAAACGGGGGATTTTCTGATGGTCGAGAAATTCCTTATCCGTTTCTGCGCATCCGAAGTGCGCGTCATGGTTGCGCGTATGCACGAGCGGCCCGAAGACTTTGAGTATGGCAGCAGGTGGAGAGACTTGGTAGAAATGAAGCATGGTTTCACTTGGGCCGAACGCAAGGTGCTGGACAAAGAGTGGGCCAAGTTCAAGAAGACCCAAAAGCGCCGTGAGTTGCTGAGCCTTATCACCAACGAAGTGATTAACCCGACACCGAAAGATAAGTGGGGCCTCTCAACCCACGGTAACTTTACGACAGCTCTGCATCAACACGCCCAGCTTGACATGCAGATACAGCAACAACTAGCCCAGTACCGGCAACACGTTGACCCCCGTGTACTGTACGGAAACGGAAGCTCCAAATGAAAATCATCACACTCGATTTCGAGACCTTCTACTCCACCGAGTACAGCCTGAGTCGCATGACCACCGAGGAGTACGTGCGCGGCCCCGAGTTTGAAGTGATCGGCGTATCAGTGCAGGAGGATGACGGCGAGCCAGTTTGGTTTAGCGGCTCCATGCTGCAGACCGAGAAGTTCCTCAAGCAGTACGACTGGGAGAACTCGCTGATGTTGGCGCACAACACGGCATTCGACGGAGCCATCATGGGCTGGCTGTTTGACATACACCCCAAGGGCTTGCTCGACACGCTGAGCATGGGGCGTGCACTGCACGGCACCGAGGTGGGCGGCAGCTTGAAGGTACTTGCGGAGCACTACAACGTCGGCGTCAAGGGCACAGAGGTCAACGATGCCAAGGGCTTCCATCGCGCAGACTTCACGCCGGAGCACCTAGCCACGTACGGGGAGTACTGCAAGAACGACGTTGCCATGACGTACCAACTGTTCCGACACATGGCACAGGGCTTTCCCGCTACGGAGCTGCGCCTGATTGACTTGACGCTGCGCATGTACACACAGCCCACGCTGGAGCTGGACACGAAAGTCCTCGCCGACCACATCATATCTGTGCGTGAGAAGAAGCAGGCGTTGATGGACACCATCGTGCACAGCAAAGAAGAGCTGATGAGCAACCCGAAGTTTGCCGAGCTGCTGCGTTCGCATGGCGTTGTGCCCCCGATGAAGATCAGTGCGGCAACGGGCAAAGAGACCTACGCCTTTGCCAAGAACGACGAGGAGTTCAAGGCACTGCTCGACCATGATGACGTTTACGTACAGACACTTGTGGCTGCTAGGCTTGGCACAAAGTCTACGCTGGAGGAGACTCGCACCGAGCGTTTCATCTCTATCGCAGAAAGGGGCAAGCTGCCTGTACCACTGCGCTACTACGCTGCACACACCGGGCGTTGGGGTGGTGACGACAAACTCAACCTGCAGAACCTGCCGAGGAGCTCTCCGCTGAAGAAGGCGATCGTTGCCCCAGCGGGGTACATGATGATCGACTCAGACTCTTCGCAGATTGAAGCGCGTACGCTGGCATGGCTAGCTGGGCAAGACGACTTGGTGGAGGCATTCGATCGTGGCGAGGACGTATACAAAATCATGGCATCTGCTATCTACGGCAAGGATATATCGCAGATTACGAAAGACGAACGGTTCGTTGGTAAAACGACGATCCTTGGGGCGGGGTACGGCATGGGAGCGGCTAAGTTCAAGGCGCAGCTCAAAAACTTTGGCGTGGATGTTGAACTGGAAGAAGCTCAACGCATCATCGCCACGTACCGCCAAACGTATCCGAAGATCACGGAGCTGTGGAGAGCTGCCAACAACATCCTTGGTGCAGTTATCGGCGACCAACTGACCGAGCTGGGCCGAGGCGGTCTGCTCAAGGTAGAAGGTACAAAAGGCATACGCCTGCCCAACGGCTTGTATTTGAAGTACCCCAACCTGCGCTGGGCCACCAACGAGCAAGACGGCAAACCCGAGTACGTCTACGACACCAAGAAGGGCAAAGCCATTATCCCCAACCGCATCTACGGCGGCAAGGTGGTGGAGAACGTGTGCCAAGCCCTTGCGCGGATCATCATCGGCGAGCAAATGCTTATGGTTGCCAAGAAATACAAAGTGGTCATGACGGTGCATGACGCGATCGCCTGTATCGTGCCCGAGGCGGAAGTCGAACGTGCGCAGGAGTACGTCGAGATTTGCATGAAGATACGCCCTACATGGGGGCCTGAACTCCCGCTAAACTGTGAGTCCGGTTTTGGTAAAAGCTACGGAGATTGTTAATGAGCGTTACATGGTCATACAGCAGCCTGAAGACATTTCAGCAGTGCCCCAAGAAGTACTACCACCTCAAGGTGGCAAAGGACATCAAGGACCCGCCAACCACGGCCACGCTGTACGGCCAAGCGGTGCACAAAGCTGCTGAGGACTTTGTCAAAGACGGCACGCCAATACCGGAGAAGTTCGAGTACATCCGTCCGTTTGTGGAAACGCTCTCGGCCATACCCGGTGAGAAGCATGTAGAGCTGCAGCTTGGCCTGACCCGTGACTTCGAGCCCTGTAAGTTTGACGCACCGAACGTGTGGTGGAGGGGCATCGCCGACTTCGTCGTTATCTCGGAGGAGAAGGGGCTCGCGCACTCTGTGGACTACAAGACCAGCAAGTCAGCACGCTACGCCGACAAGCAACAGTTGGACTTGGTAGCTGCGGCCCTGTTCGCCCACTTCCCGAAGATCAAGCGAGTCAAGTCTGCGCTGCTGTTTGTGGTGAGCAAAGAGTTCGTACGCGCCGAGCACGTCGCCGACCTGAAGGAAGCCTACCTGAACAAATTCGTGCCGGACCTTGATCGGATCGAAGCGGCGTTAGAAAATGGTGTTTGGAACCCCGTGACTGGACCGCTGTGCCGATTCTGTCCGGTCAAACAATGTGAGCACAACAGGAGTGAATGATGCCCTACGTAAACAAACCCCGCCCGTACAAAAAAGAGTACGAGAACTACGACGGCACTGAAGCTGTCAAGAAGAAGCGAGCCCAGCGCAACAAAGCGCGGCGACTCATGGAGGCCGCTGGCAAAGTCAGCAAAGGCGATGGCAAGGACGTGGACCACAAGAAGGCTCTGTCCAACGGCGGCGAGACAACCAAGTCAAACCTACGTGCTGTATCTGCGTCAGCTAACCGTTCGTTCAAACGCAACTCCGGCCACGACCTCGTATCCCAAACCAGCACAAGAGAGCGCAAAGCAAAATGAACCTATCAGAATACGAATGGCCCCGCCCTCATGGGTTTCAACCGTTCGACCATCAGAAGTTAACTGCCGAGTTCCTTGTTAGTAATCGCAAAGCGTTCTGCTTCAACGAGCAGGGCACTGGCAAAACAGCATCAGTGATTTGGGCGACCGACTACCTCATGAGCGTGGGTGCGATCAAGCGCGTCTTGGTTGTGTGCCCCCTGTCGATCATGAAGTCAGCGTGGCAGAACGACCTGTTCAAGTTTGCTCTGCATCGCACCGTAGCCGTAGCTCATGGGTCTCGGACCAAGCGCAAAGAAATCGTCAACGGCAGTGCCGAGTATGTCGTCATTAATTTCGACGGGCTCGGTATTGTCAAAGACGAGGTTATCAATGGCGGCTTCGATCTGATCGTCGTAGATGAAGCGTCTGCGTACAAAAACGCGCAGACAGACCGTTGGAAAATTTTGCGTGACATCAACCGCAAGGTCAAAGGGCTGTGGATGCTGACAGGCACACCTGCTGCTCAGTCCCCTGCGGATGCGTATGGCTTGGCAAAACTCGTGAACCCCACGGGCGTGCCCCCCTTCTTCGGACAGTTTCGTGACTCCGTCATGAACAAGATAACGATGTACAAGTGGGTGCCGAAACCAACAGCCATCCATGTGGTGCACAAAGCACTGCAGCCAGCAATTCGGTTTGAGAAGGCCCAGTGTCTTGACCTGCCACCAGTTACGTTCGTAGAGCGTGACGCCCCCCTCACGTCGCAACAAGTAAAGTTTTACAACAAGCTCAAGTCGCAGCTCATGATTGAAGCCGGTGGAGAAGAAATCTCTGCGATTAACGCAGCAGTGGCAATCAACAAGCTGCTGCAAATATCTTGCGGCTCCATCTACACCGACACGGGCGAGGTGGTGGATTTTGATGTATCAAACCGTCTCAACGTGGTGCAGGAAGTGATCGAGGAGTCGTCACACAAGGTGCTCGTCTTTGTGCCGTTCACGCACACCATCAACCTGCTGAAGACGCACCTCGAAAAAAGCGGCATAACCTGCGACGTCATTAACGGCGAAGTGAGCTTGAACAAGCGCAGTGACGCAGTGCAACGCTTCCAGAACCAGACTGATCCAAAGGTGCTCATTATCCAGCCGCAAGCGGCCTCCCACGGGTTAACCTTGACTGCGGCTAACACTGTTATCTGGTACGCTCCCGTCTCCAGCGTTGAGACCTATCTGCAAGCCAACGCACGGATCGATCGCCCCGGTCAAAAGAACAATATGACAGTGGTGCACATCAAGGGCAGTGCAGTTGAGCAGCGTCTGTACAACATGTTGCAGAACAACATCGACAACCACTCAAAAATAATTGACCTCTACCGCGAAGAAATTTCTGATGACCTATTGACAGTGTCAACAGAAGCCCTATAATAACCCCACCACAACACGAAGGAGCTAGCATGAACGACGAAGTTCAGGGGGGAACTCCCTCCGAAGACCGCAACGTAGGCGATTTGACTGCGGTTTACATCAAGATTCGCGACCACCGCGCTGACCTCAAAAAACAATTCGAGGCTCAAGACAAAGACCTCGAAGATCAACAGAACCTTCTGGCAGAAAAAATGCTGGACATCTGCAAAGACATGGATGCCGACAGCATCCGCACCCCGCACGGCACGATCATCCGCTCAGTGAAATCACGGTACTGGACGAATGATTGGGATTCAATGTACAGCTTCATCGAGGAGACTGGTGCATTCGGCCTGCTTGAGAAGAGACTTCATCAAACCAACATGAAGGACTTCCTCTCAGAGAATCCAGACGTTTACCCGCAAGGGCTGAATGTCGAAAGTCAATATACCGTGGTTGTTAGACGTGCAAAGGAAAAATGAAATGAGCAACATTACAGTGATCGACCAAAACCTGCCTGACTTCCTGCAAACTGCTGGCGTCAGTGAACTCACCAAGCAACTGGCTGGCAACTCCGGCGTCAAGCGCATCGTGCCCAAAAACGGCATCTTCCGCAAAGTCGTCGGCAAAGAAGAAATGGGCAAGATCAAGGGCAACCTCAATGCCATCGTGGTCAGCGCATCCCCCAAAGTCGGACGTATCTTCTACGTCAAGCAATGGACTCCAGATGCTGAGCCTAGCGCACCTGACTGCTTCAGCAATGACGGCGCGACACCAGATGCTGGCTCGCAAAACCCACAAGCAGCTCGCTGCGATGCCTGCCCCCAAAACATCAAGGGCTCTGGCATGGGTAACTCCAAGGCATGCCGCTACTCCCGCCGACTGGCTCTTGTGCTCGAAGAAGATTTCGGCACATCGCTTGAGGGTGAGGTCTACCAGATGAACTTGGCCTCCAAGTCTCTGTTCGGTGAAGGCAGTGGCGACAACTCGCACACGTTCGAGAACTACGCGAAGTATCTGGCCAACAACGGCAAGAGTTTGGACTACGTCGTTACCCAGATCAGCTTCAATGAAGACAACGACAACCAGTCGGTGCTGTTCACTCCAGCGCGGTTCATCAACAAGAACGAGTACGCAGTCACGAGCGTGGCCGTGCAGAAGCCTGAAGTGCACAAGATGGTCGTGATGACTCCGTACCAAGCGGATGCGTCTGGCCGTCAGCAGAAGTTGGAAGCCCCCAAGGCTGCGCCCCAAGCCGCTGCTCCTGCGCCCCAAGCTGCCGAGGAGACCGCCGAGCCCGAGCCAACAGTTCGCCCTAGCAAGAAGGCTGCAGCACCTGCGCCCGAGGCTAAGAAGGACTTGAACTCTGTGCTCGACGCATGGACTAAAGAGGAGTAATCATGAGCCACGGTTACAGCCAGAGCTTGGTGCAAGCGAACAAGAAAGCAAGTGCTAGGTCTCTGGGTGTGGCCTTGGGCCGTGAGTGCATCCGTGCCAACATAAGTGTAGATCGCGTAGCAGATGCGTTCGGCGTAAGCCGTATGACGATTTACAACTGGTTCAAGGGGGACGGTGTTCCCCTCCCTTCTCGGCATGGGTACATCCGCGAGCACATCGCTGCACTGAAAAACAAAACTCACAACTGGCTAGACTGACCCATGCACAACTTCGACCTACTAGACGTGGTACTGCCGCCAGAAGGCCGGTACTGCGTGATGGGGATTAGTCGGTACGCAGACCAGCGGTTTGCAGACACAAGAGAAGAAGCTGAGGAGCTGATCCAAGAGTTCGTCCAGAACAAAATCGATGCCTATTTCGGGTGCGCCAAGTTTGGCCCCGAGAACAACCGCACGCACGAGAACGCCCAGTTCTTCAAGGCACTGTGGATGGACATCGACTGCGGCCCCACAAAGGGCGTGCCCGACGAGAAGGGCATCATCAAGGGCTATCTCGACCAACAGATCGGACTTACAGAGTTCTCCCGTTTTTGCAAGGCAGTCGGCCTACCCAAACCCATTCTGATCAACTCTGGTAACGGCATACACGCCTACTGGCTGCTTGATAAAACCATCTCCCGCCGCGAGTGGGAGCCACTGTCGCAACGCCTACGTGAGCTGTGCGAAGAAAACAATCTGATCGTTGACTCCTCCGTGTTTGAGGCGTCTCGGGTACTGCGCCCACTGAACTCGTTCAACTTCAAGGACAAGGCAAACCCCAAGCCTGTCGAAGTGTGGAACACAGACACCCCCCGCTTCACGTACGAAGAACTGAAAGAACTGCTCGGAGCGCCGGAGCCAAAAGACAGCATCCCTGACTTTCTGCCGCGCACGGTCAGCCCTATGATGGAAGCCCTGATGGGCAACAAGGTCAAGAAGTTTCAGACCATCATGATCCGCTCGGCCCAAGGCGACGGATGCAACCAACTGCTGCATTGCTACGAAAACCAAAACGACATAGAAGAGCCCCTGTGGTTCTCCGCGCTGTCGATCGCTGCACACTGTATTGACGGTCCGTGGGCTGCACATAAGCTGTCAGATCAATACGCAGGCTACGACGCTGCCGAGGTAGACCGCAAACTCGCAAACATTCACAAAAGCGGTGGCCCGCACCACTGCGCTACGTTCAAGAAACTTAACCCCAGCGGTTGCACCGGATGCCCCCACGAAGGGAAGATCAAGTCCCCGATCGTTCTGGGTATGGAGATAGCTGAAGCCGACGATGACGGCGAAGTTGAGGTGGAAGACGAAGACGGCGTAGTTGAAACGGTACGGATTCCAGAGTATCCGTTTCCTTATTTCCGTGGCAAGAACGGCGGTGTGTACAAGAAGGCTGAAGACGACGAAGAAGAGCCGACACTTGTGTACGAGCACGACCTGTATGTGGTCAAGCGCATGAAACATTCAGAGATGGGCGAGGTCGCGCTGATGCGACTGCACCTTCCACAAGACGGGGTCAAAGAGTTTGCCGTCCCCGCAACGGCCATCGTGGTCAAAGAAAAATTACGTGAGGTTCTGGCGCATTACGGTGTGGTGCCGACTACGAAGCAAATGACTTCTCTGTCGAACTACCTGACTACGTTCATCAAGAACCTGCAGTTCAAAAAGAAAGCTGAAATTATGAGGACACAATTTGGGTGGATCGACGACGACAGCAAGTTCATTCTGGGGGACCGGGAGATCACCAAGGACGGCGTTTTCTACAGCCCTCCGTCTGCGACAACCAGAGACATATCGGCCAACATCCGCGCTGAAGGCAACATGGACGCTTGGAAAGATGTGTTCAACATGTACAACAGGCCGGGGCTGGAGCCCAATGCGTTTGCTGCGCTCACAGGCTTTGGTTCTCCGCTGCTCAAGTTCACCGGGATGAAGGGCGCGATCATCAACCTGATCCACAAAGACTCCGGTACGGGCAAGTCAACTACGTTGTATGTATGCAACAGCATCATGGGGCACCCCTCTGAGCTTGCGTCTATCTGGAAAGACACAGCCAACTCCAAGATGTTCCGCCTCGGTGTCATGAACAACTTGGCAAATACGATCGACGAGATCACGAACATCCCAGCAATGGAGTTCTCCGACCTGATCTACGGTATCAGTCAAGGCCGAGGCAAAGACCGCATGAAGTCGCAGAGCAACGAGATGCGGATCAACAACACCAAGTGGCAGGGCATCACGCTTACCTCATCGAACGCATCGTTCTACGAAAAACTGGGTGCGGCCAAGAACTCCCCCGACGGCGAGAACATGCGTCTGCTTGAGTACAAGATTGCCCCCACCACGGTGATCTCGGTAGCCGAGGGTAAGCACATGTTCGACCACCAGTTGATGCAGAACTTCGGCCATGCCGGGGAAGTCTACTTGCAGTGGCTCGTCAACAACTTGGAATCGGCAACCGACTTGGTCCGAAAAGTCCAAGCACGCATCGACAAAGACTTGCAGGTCACAGCCAAAGAACGCTTCTGGTCGGCCACAGCAGCTTGCAATATCGCAGGGGGCCTGATCGCCAAGAACCTCGGGCTCCACGACTACGACATGCGTGCGATCTACGAGTGGACGATCAAGATGCTCAACGAGATGCGCGGCGACGTAAAGCCTGCAGAGTTCAACTCAACCGCATCCGTCCTCGGCGAATACATCAACGCGCACATGGCAAACACGCTTGTGGTCAACGGTCTGAACGACGCTCGGACAAACCTGTCGTCGATGCCTCTTATGGAGCCGAAGGGGGAGTTGCTGGTACGTTACGAGCCAGACACAAAAGAACTCTTCATTGCGGCTAAGAGCTTCAAGGACTACTGCGTCAAGTACCAGATAAATTACAAGGACACGATCAGAGAGCTGACAACCACCGGGGCCTTCAAAGAAGCAACGAACAAGCGGATGGCCAAGGGCATGAAAGTGTTGTCTCCTGCTGTGCGCGTGCTGCGCTTCAACGCCGAGAACTTCGACTTTATCCACATCGACCAACCTGCGCCAAGCGATGAAGATCGAGACAGTGACGTATCAAATTAACTGGCAGAAGTTCCGCAGGGGGCGATCGTTCTTTGTCCCCTGCATCGACACCGTGGCAGCTCGCGCAACAGTTGCTCGCGTAGTCAAACGCCTACGCATGGAGGTAGTAACGAAGGTGGTAGTTGAGGACGGCGTGAAGGGATTGCGGGTGTGGCGCGTTTGAGCTACACTATTTTTGTTGGTTACATCGCAGTTGCCAACACTTCCGACGAAGTTAGCTCCTTCCGCTGGAAACTCCCCTTCACCCCCGGCAAGTCCGGGGGTTTTTTATTCCTCGGGCTTGGCAGCTTCCCGCTCAATCTTCTCGCGTGACAAGTCGAGCAGCTCGGCAAGGTAGGGGTACATGTCCTTGTCCACCTTGAACCCACGGTCCGACATCGCACGCTGCTTGGCCCGGTTGAGCAACTGCTTGGGCAGCTCGCTGGCTTTGATCGCCGACTGCGGATTCTTGGCGTTGAACTTCAGCAGATTCTCCATCGCGTCATCCACACCCTCGTCGGAACCCAGCTCAAGCTCGCGGTCTAGGCGGGCGCGTACTTTGCCCTTTTCCTGCACAACCTTCTGGCGAATCGCCTCGGCTTTGAAGTTTGCTTCTTGCACAGCAGCCAGACCCTCGGTGCGGAAACCCAAAGCCTGAGCAACGAGCTGTCCATTTGTGAACTCGTCGGCTTCCTTGAGCACGGCCCCAGTAGCTGTACGTGCGCCTTCTTGCGAGTACCGATACGAAGTGAGAGGCTGTCGGAACAACGCTGGCAGCAGCTTCTCAAACCCTTGCATAGTCTTACCAGCGGCAAAGTCATCGTAGGCTGCAGGGAACTGCTTGAGGTACAAACTTGCGCTTGGCCCCAAGAGAGACATGGCGTAGTCCATCATTGTGGCTTGCGCAGTGCGCTGCTCTTTGAGCTCGGGCATCCACATGTTGTTCATGGACAAACTGCTGGACATGTCGTACCCAGTGAGCGAATCCAGACCACCTGCCTCAATAACCTCGCCGAGCTTTTGATCGCCGATCTTCACATCACCGAACAGGTTGGGCAAGTACACCGACCGGAACCAAAACTCCAAGTCGCGCTTCTCCAGCGGATCGTCTTCCTCGTCCTCTTCATCTCGCATTGCGTTGATAAACGCCTGAGCTGCGCCGAGCGCCATGCTTGCACCGGGGACACCGACGTAACCTGCAAGCAACAGTGACATGCCCAGCGTGCCGAGCAACTGAATCCGCGCTTCCTTCTTTGTGGCTGCGTCCATACCGGCAGTAGCACGATACCCGTTGCGCAACAGGTAGGTAGTTAGGAACATCGGGAACATCTTGAACTGCAGCAGCACGCGCCCAGCAGGGGCTCGCATGACACGGGGGCGGTTCTGAGCGGTGAAGTTACCAAGGGCTGCATACGTATCGCTAACCGCTTGCTCGATGGCATCCTCAACACTCATCCCCTCGTTGCGGCTCAAGCGGAACGAAGACATGAACATGATCTCGCGGTTGAGACGCTCGGTGTGATGGAACAGTGCGCCCATCAAGTTGGTTCCAGTGTTGAACGCACTGGTGTACTTGGTAGTCGGCTTATCTTGGCGGTCCATCAAGTCGTACGTCAGCGTGACTTCCGCGATACCCCGATCGTGCATAGCCTCGATAGCCGCACGCTCGTCTGCGTTCATGTTGATCTCTTTGGATGCCTCGATAGTCGGCATCACCAGCTTGCCGTCCTTGACCACACCGAATTGGTTGTAGACCAGCATGAAGCGGCCCATCTCCTTGACCACCTGCAGCGGGTTGTGTCGAGACATGAGCACTGGCGCACCGAAGATAGGCAGCGACGAGAGCTGCACAAGGGCAGTCTTCACCGAGGTCATGAAGTACAGGAACGCCGACTTGTTCAAGAAGTTGGCTGCGTTGTTCAAGAACGGGCTGTCCACCTCCGGGTACACGTCCAGCTCCACGCGCTTGCCCATCTCCTTGACCAGCATCTCCAGCCGTGGCTTGTCTGGGTTTCCATCTAGCGACGCTTGTGCAGTGTCGATAGAGTTGAGCATCTGGTAGCCGTACTTGATCCGCGACAACTGGTTCGCCATGTTCACGGACGACGTGATGAAGTTGCGCAGTGCGTCACCGGAGAAACCAGCAGTACCCTTGCGGTGGATGAACTGCCTGCGGAAGTTGTTCTCTGGCATCGTGGTCAGATACAACTGGTAAATCTGGTCCTTGAGCGCCTCAATGTCTTGGTTGGCTCCGGGCACGTCGAGCAGCTCAAAGATGTTCTTGAGCATGGTGCTGTTCTCGATGCTGGACTTGCGCAGGCCGGACAGCTCGTTACCGCTGTCGAGGTCTTGGTCTTCACGCATCTGCGCCTCGGTGCGGCTATCTCCAGCGGCTTGCAACTGACGCACGCGCTTCTTGATGAACAGCTCCCGAGCCACTTGGCTCTCGAACATGTAAAACTCTTTGGACTTGCCGCTGCCGACGCGCACCCAGAAGTTACCGTAGCGCATCAGTGGGAAGTACGGGGCCATGCCCTTGCCGTTCTCGTACGCCTTCTTGATCTCCGCCATCAACTGACCCTTGGGTGTGTCTGGGTCGTCAACTTCGCCGGGGATACTAGACTCGGCAATACGGGCGTCGAGCAAGCCACGGTACAAGTCGTACTGCGCTTGGTAGAAATCACGGACTTCAGCGTAAACCTTCTGAGCTTGTGGGCTCAAAGCCTTCCACATCTTGTTGAGCACTGGGTCCTTGGTGCTCTTGGTTGGGTCGATCCGCTGGTCGGTCGAGTAGTGCATGACATCAGCCAGTGCAGTCAGCTCGTTCTTCTTGCCGCGCAGCTTGCCGACCACGCCGGGTTGAATCTTCAGCCACTCCTGCACTACGTCAGAAGACGCAGACAGCATCTTGTTGCGCATCGCGCTCATGTCTTGGCTCATGCGCCAAGTACGGCCCAGCTCGGGGATACCTAAATTTTGTGCCCACTCCACCAAGTTACTGGTCTGGATTGCAGGCAGGAGTGCCTTCAGCTTGGTGGTGTTAGCCGTAGCCCATAGAGCGCCAAGCGTATCCACAAACAACTGGGGGTCGCGCAGTGTGGTGAGGATGCCGATGTCTTCGGCGACTTCCTGTGCGTCCCTGCTGCGCATGAGCTTGCGCTCGGCTGCGGAAATCTTGACCGACTTTTTCTTGACCTGCGACAGCAACCCAGTGCCGGGCAGGCTCTCGCCGCGAGGGACACGGGAAGTGAGCAAGGAGTCAGTGGCGATGATGAGGTCAGACAGGGCGTTGATGTCCGAGTCGTCCATGCCGAACATGCGGCGGATGGAGTCCACGAAACGTGTGAAGAACGATGTGTCTTCCTGCACGCCCTCAGCAGACATGAGGAACTCTTGGAACTGCTCGTCCGACATGCCATACGCCAAGAACTCGCGGGGGTCTGCAACGATCTCGCCGTCTGTGCTCTCGTACAAATCAGCAAGCGCGTCGGTTACCTCACCGTTGTCGCTCATCTCAATCAGGCGGTCCTGCGCTGCCCGCATGGTGTCGAGCAGGTCCTGATACGCACGTACCAGTGGAGTGTTGAGGTTGATGCCCTTGTTGATGTATTCCTGCGCCAGTGCGATCTTCTTGACCGTGGCGGCGTGCAGCAGCTCGTGCAGCACAGTGACGTTGTTCACCCCTTGGGAGTTGCCGAAGGATGCACCGCGCACGTAGACCACGCGCTTGCCGGTCTTGAAATTCTCGATATACAGAGCGCGTGACCGTTCCCACTGGGGTGCGTATTTGGCTTGTTGAAGCTGCGCAGGGATTTCAGAATCTTGCTCAAGCACAACGAAATCAACGTCACGCACAAAATTGCGCAGGCGCTGGGCGACGGCTTTCTGGAACCGGGTGCCAGTCTTGATGATGTGGCCGATGGCCTGTGCGCCCGTCTTGAACGCGCCGAAGGCTGGGTCTGCTTTGGTAACCGCTGCGCCCTTGCGCTCAGTAGAAGATACTGGGCCCAGCAAGTTGGTCTTGTCCGAGAGTGCTTTCTTGGCGCGAGCTAGCCCACGCTTGATGTCGTCGATCTCGGTCTGAGGGATGTTGGCATCCTTGAGAATCTTGCGTGCACGCTTGCCCTCTGGCTTGAGCCCGGACTCCTCAGACACGCGCAGGAGTTCTTTGACCGCGTTGCGGCGCTCGGCACGCTGGTCATCCTGAGCCTCTTTGAGTTCGGCCTCGTTGGCAAACTCGCCTTCGTCCAGCGGAGCTAGGGCTTTTTGCAGAGACGCCTCTGCTTTGTTTACCGCACGCTCGTGCCGACCACGAGAGGCTCGGTCCTCTTTGCGCTCTTTGTCTCGCTGAGCCTTTTGCTCGGGCGTGAGCGTTATCGGACGGCCTCGCTTGGTTGCTGGTGCTTCTTGTCCTTCTTCTTTTGCTTGGACGGTTTCAGTGGTCGCAGTGCCATCGGTCGTGGTTCCTCTTTGCTTGTTAACTTCGGCGTCAAATGCGCGGTTTGCAGCGTTGAGCAGACTGTCGTAGTCGGGGTCGGTTCTGAGCCCTTCTTCCGCCAGAGTGTCTGCCATGTTTGTGCGGTACGAATCTAGCGCTTCATCGAGATCAGCGTACTCACCCACTTGATCAAACGCAGTGCTTGCGTTCCTACGAGCAATATCTTGGGCTTTGGCCTTCTTGGCTTCGTACGCCGCATTTTGCTCGTCTTCCGCTTTAATCCGCTCGGCTTCAGCTTCGGTCACTGCACTTGGCTGTGTTCCTTCTCTTTCAGCAACGACTCCAGCATCCTGTCGAGCAGGAACCACTCCATCTCGTTGAGCCCCTTCAGGTCGTTCGGCGGTGGAAAGCTCGTCGGCTGCAGGTGCAGATACTGTAGTGCTGACTCCACTTGGCTCTGTGTCAGGTCTTGCAACATCTTGTCTCCCTTCAGTTGGCGCACTCTTGCTCCGATCCAAAAATAGTTGAGCCTGAACGCGAGCTTCGTCCTCGGTCAGCCCTTGGTCGATAAATTCTGTGGTGAGGGACTCCAGTGTCGGAGGGGCCTCGCGGCTAATGATCGCCGACGGAGCCTGCACTGGCTGCGTGATGACGGGCTTTTCTCTGTCGAGACGCATCTGGGCCAACACACGCGCTTCTTCTTCCGGCAAGCCTTGGTCAACGAGCTCGGCAGTGAGCGACTCCAGTGTCGGTGCCGCTTCAACATCCGTGGGTTCTACAGTAGGAGCAACGGTTGTTTCGGCAGGTGTTTCATCCACGACAAACTCGGCCTCAGCTTCGGCTGCTTTTGCGGCTTCTGCATCTTGCTCGGCAACAGTCCGACGCGCCAGCATCTCGGCGTCGTCCTTCATCATGCCCATGCCACGGTACTTCTCGGTCAGCTCGGCGGTGCGGGTCTCGGCGGTGGGTGTTTCTGCTTCGACTTCCCAGTCGCCCATCTCGGGCTCAACCCGCTCTTTGGTTTCCGCAGGCTGTGCTTTCTTTGCGTCGCGAGCCGCTGCACGCGTTTGCGTATAGACCTCTAAGGGCGCAGTGCCAAGACCGCCGAAGGCTTCGGCCAAGATTTCTCCGGGCTTACTAACTTTCCCTTCGGTTGCCACTTGTGCAGCAGCCTCGAACCCGCCACCGCCAACTGCCTGAGCGCCAACTTGCGCACCGATGTTAGTAACGTTCTTAGCTACGGGGCCCGTGATTCGTTTCGGCACCAGAGTCTTGCTGGCTAGCCCACCCAAGAACAAGTCCCCTGCACCGATGATGCCCGCTCGTGTACCCGCTTTATTCACGCCCTCGCGCAGCAGCTCTTTGTTTTCAAACAGCGCAGCCATTTGCTTGGGGTCGGTTGTGTCGATCCCGTTGTCTCTTGCGAACTCCAGAAAGGAGTTACCAAACTCGACACCGAACGAGCTACCACCTAACACAGCCGCCCCAAGTGCGGGGTTTATAACGCCAGCGATCAAGCCGGGAACTGCCGTCGGCAATGACTGCGCCGTGAGGTTGGCAACAATGTTTACTGGGTCTTTGGCGAAAGTTTTGAAGCCTTCTGAAAAGGTCTTGGCTTCGCTCAGATCGCGAACGCCCGAATAGGTTGGAGCCCCCTGCAGTTCTTTTTGCTTTGCCGCCAAGTCTTTGAAATACGTGCCTTGTCGGTTGGTGTAGAAGTCAAGCGTCTTGCGCAAGCCCTGCGCTTCTCTGGACTCGCCTTCGCCTTTGGCCTCGAGTGCTTTGAGTCGGTCGGCAGTCTTTGCAATCTGGTTGCCCTGCGCAACCACCGTGAGGCCCTGCAAGCCCGCCTGCGCTTGGGGGATGCCGACGTCCATAAAGGACTTTTTCAACTGCCCGAAAAACCCCGGCTTCTCTTCGGGCGCGGCAATAGGGGTCTCGGACGCGACCTCCCAACCCGAATTATCGGTTGCACCGACTGGAGTTTCGGAAACAACCGACCATTCGTCTTTTGCCATGTTACTTCACTACCTGTACAGGTTTGCCGTTTTTAAGAGTCCAAGTTTGCCCGTTTTTGAACTTAGTTTCAACACCTTCTTTCAGAAGGCTAACTGGCGGGGACGAAGTAGGAGCTGCGGCAGGTTTTGCGGGTGCGCCACCAGTAGCGGGGGCGGCGGCTGCATCAGGACGGACTTTGTACTGCGTCTCGACTTCCTTGCGGATTTCTTCGAGTCGTGTTTCGTACGCTGCGGGGTCTGTTGTGCGCAGTTTACGCAGATTGCGGTCCATCAGGACTTTGTTTTCAAACGCAGTGTTGGCTTTGTCGATTGCATCTGTTTCAGCACGAGTAGTGCCAGCCGACTTGCTCAAAGCCCGTGTAGCGTTATCAGCAGCAATCCGCCTTGTGTTTGGGTCTTTGGGGTCGGCCCCGTTGGCTACCAGCGCGTCGAATTGGATTTGGATCATGTTGCCCAAATCGGTTGGCTTGTCGGGCTTGTCTTTGTTGAGCCTAGCGGCATCCACTCTTGCTTTTGCGGCAATCTTGGATTTCCGATCCCCAGCCACAATAGAACTGATAGCGGCAATCTGTCTGCCGAGCGCAGAGTTCTCAGAGATGTTGTAGTCTTTGGCGAGCTTCGCCAATTCCATCTCACGCTTTTCTTCCTTGGCAAGATCGCCGTCCGCACGAGCTTGCTTAATCTCATCAATTTTGTTACGCGCTTCCGCCTCAACCTTTTGAAGCTCAAGCTCTTTCATGCGCAAAGCCTGCTCTTGCTGCAACTGCTTGGCATCTGCACCGGAAGCCAACTCAGAATAACCGCCGAGGATGGAAGCCAGAGCGCTGCCGCCCTTTTGACCGCGAGTGCCCATAGCCGCTTGGCCGAGCAACTGCAAGACGCCGGGCTTGGACTTGGCAAGCTCCTCTCGTTGGGTAGCAAACTCCGAACGCTGTGCGCGTTGCAAGTCTTGCAGGCGCTGGATTGCATCCCGACCGATTGGAGTGTTCAGAATGCCGTAGCGCTCTGGGTCTTTCTCTGCCATCATATTTCGTCTATCGGCCAGAGACATCATGGAAGCCGGTTTCGCGCCAGAGCGCGCCTCGCGCAACCGCAACAACCGAGCCAACTCAGCCTCTGCGTCGACTGGACCCCCGGCTAAAGCTGTTGGTGCAGCTTCTTTTTCGGTTGTCTTTAGCTCATCAACCAACTTTTCGTCGTCATCGTCATCGTCTTCTGGGTCAACCAAGTCTCCCTCTCTGAATGCAATCACGCCGCCTGAGCGATAGCCGGGGCGCAAAGAAGCGAGACCCCCAGCGGCCATAGCCTGTGCTTGGGGTTGTGGTTGAGCAATGCCTTGAGGCACGGGGGTTGGAGCAGCCATACCTTGGCGCATCATGTTCTGCATGGCCTGCTGCTGACGCCCTTGCTGGAGAGCCATGACGCCTGCCTGCTGCTCGATCTGGTCTTTGACTGTGCCGGTAGGGGGTTGCCCAGCCTTCTCCATCTGCGCACGCTCCATCTCGCCTTTGCGGCGGTTCAGCTCACCAAGGGCAAGGTACGGAGGAACTTGTGGGTTCTGGCCGTTGGCGTAAGACGTCAGTAGCTGCATGACCCGAGGATCATTGGGCAGGCTTTTCAACTTGTCTTGGATTTGAATCAGGTTCATACAGCTTCTCCGCCACCAAAGTTAAGCCCCAAATTTCTCAGCATGGTTCCGAGGTCACCCTGACCTGTTTGCTGCAGCAGCTTGTCAATACCTCCAACAGAGGAGATCAACTGAGCGATGCCGGAAAGCTGCGCAGGGGTGTTGGTTACCGAGCCAGTCGGCAAGCCAGAGATCATGTCGCGTTGGAACTGAATCTGTTTGTAGGGGAACTCGCGCTGAGCGTTGAACTCGCCCAAGTCTGCTGCGATGCCTTCTGACGTAATGCCGCGCTGGACTCCACCCGCAGTAAGCTGCTGGTTCAAAATGTCGCGCTCAGCGCCCAGACCCTTGAGGCCAAAGTCCGCACCGAACTGAGCTTCTTGAACCTTGCGCTGCTGGTCGGCATTAAACTGCTGCATCGCCTTGTCGTAGGCAGAGGCGTAGCCTTGACCCAGAACGTTGGACTGCTTGTCCAGCAGGTTGCGGCGAGCTTCGGACTCCATGATGGCCTGACGGCTACCACCAAACGCACCGGCACGGGTTAGGCGTGCAGCATCATCCAGACGGGCGATGTCAGACTGGCGCTTGAGTTCTGCCAACTGCGGGTCGAGCGCTTTTTGCAGGTACGGGTTCATGTACGCCTGAGCCTGCGTGGAGTCGAACGTACCTCCGACCGGGGTGTACTGGCCTTGGTTTGGTACAGTCAGACCGCCGATACCTTGGAACGCCTGAGTTTGCAGGCCAGAAGTACCTGCAGTCAGCGGACCCTGATAGGTCTGGTATGGGGTGCTGCCCAGAGCTTGGGCTTGACCGAGGTAGTTTGTGATGTAAGGCGAGGCCCAGTCGGCCAAACCTGCCATCGACGTGCCGCCTGTTGTGCCGAGCGCAGAGCCCGCAGTACCTGTAGTTCCAGTGGTTGCCATTTTGTTTCCTTATGCCAGCAGGTGGCGGTAGGCTTTAGAGTCTTTGCCGACCCCAGCTTTTCTGTCGTCACGCAGGATGTCTTTGCGCATTTTATCGAGTCTTTCGGCTCCTGCGTCAGTCGATCCGTTGCCCAGAGCGGCAACAGTGCGTGCGTCAATCACATACTCCCCACGAGCGAGCTTGGCGGGCTGACCGCCACCGGCCATACCTTCATCGTCGATTACCGCAGGGATGCTGTCAGATACACCGTCGCCGGGACCGTCAAGCAGTCGAGCAATCCCACCACCAGCAGCCATCCTTGGGGCGTATTGGGTCTGGTCGAAGTAAGTGACCCCGCCTTGGCCCGGACGGTAGCCCGGAGCGCGTTGCTGCTGGGCGTAGGGAGTCTGTCTTTGCGTAGCTGTCAGACCGGGAATAACCGTGCCTTTGCTCTCGCCGCTGCCACCACCTCGATTCATCGCCAGCAGGGCCAGCAACAGAGGGAGCAGCGCACCCAAACCGCCTTGCTGAGTGTTTGTTCTGCCGCCGGGCGTGGTGGTTGTTTTGGTGTTATCGATTGTTTTGGTGTTGTCGATAGTTTTCGTGATTACTTTGCCGTCATCACCGACAGTTACAACTTTGTACGTGCCGTCACCATTGTTAATCACAGTGCGGTCGGGAGACACTGTGGCCTGCTGCCCTGTAATAGATGGGCGATTGATGAGCGACTTTGGATCGCCGAGTGAATACTTTGCGCCCAAGGGATTCTGAGCACTGCTCTGCGACAGGAATCCAGTCTGAGACAACGTACCCCCTGTACCTCTGAATGGGGTCAAACCTCTGTCGCCAAAAATAGTGTTGTTGACGTAGTCTTCGATTGAGTCAAATTTACCCGGATTGTTTCTAATCAAGTCTTCCAGCACGCTGCTACCGTACTCGGCAGGTATGTACTTGGAGATGCCTTGACCGCCGCCCATAAAGTCAAGCCCCATGCCGCGAGTGGCGTCCGTAGACAAGCCCTGACCGTCAGCGGTCTCAAGGCCCGAACGAATGGAGTAGTCTGCGGTTCCGGGTGTGTAGCGTGCAATCTCTTCTGCCGTGCCTGAGCCAAGCAAGTCTTTAAGGCTCGTGAAGCCTTCTGCAGTCAGGCCGGTTGCACCGGTTTCGGGGTCCCGGATAGACATCTGCCCACGACCAGTGGGTGTGAGGCCAAGACCACCAAGGTCCATTCCGCTGGAGAGATCGATGTTGCTCAGGCTTCTGGAAAGGCCAGTGTCGCCACCACCCAAAGCAGAACCAAGGTCCAAGCCCTCAACCGCAGCCAAGTCTTCAAACGAACCAAGGTCGAAGTTACTGCCAAAATCAACGTTGGAAAAATCAGCCAGCATCGAGTCGAGGTCATCAAAGCTAAAAGCGTTTGAGTCGAGCGTACCGAAATCAAAGTTTTCGCCACCGTCAGTGAAGTAGTTGCTGAAATCAAAATCGCTCGACGCCGAGTCGATCATGCTGTCGAGGTCGTCATAGCTGAAAGCGTAATCGCTCATGGTGTTTTTCCTTATCTCGGTTGCGATGAGAGGTAGTTTGCTGCCGTACCAAACACCTTGATTGGGTTGACTTTCTCGCCTTGGAGCAGCGGCACCGCAATCCCTGTGGCAAAGTTTAACTGTTGTGGGGTCAAACCGGAACTACCCAAAGCTGTGTTTAGACCGTAATTTGAGACGCCCTCCAGAATGCCGGTCTGGAGTAAATCCCCAAAGTTGGCATTACCTTGGAGCGCACCCCTCACCGCCCCGGTTCCAGCCCCTGTGATAGCTTTAGCCAAGTCTGGGTTCATACCAGTCGGCAGGAGGTTTGAGATGCCTGAGCTCACAAAGGGAGACACAGCACCACCGAGGAAGCCCTTTTCAAACTGACCGCCGCCAAGCGCGGTCATGCCGCCACTCAAAATACCCTGAGTCAGCGCTGCGTTTGCCAGAGAACCCGTAGCCAGAGCGGACCCGCCAGCGCTTGCCAGCCCACTACTCAATGCAGCGCCCACGCCGGGCAGCACAAACGGCAGCGCCATAGAAATGATCGGTGCGAGGTCTTGCACGAGTGCGCCGAAGCCTGTCTTTTCCTGCGTCGAATACAGAACGGGAACACCTTCTTTGGTAAACCCGACGTTCAGCTCGTTGCGCTTTCTGTTGTTCCACCTGCCGCTTTTTTCTGCGTCGATGGTTCCGTCTACGCCAGCAATCTCTTTGCCCGTGTCTTTGTCGATGGCAACAGTGCCAATCTTTTGCTGGTAGTTGCCGTCCTTGTCTATTTCGCTTTCGGGTATCTCAACGAATGTGCTGGTAGAAGTCTCACCATCAGGATTGAGAGTGGACTCGGTGCGGCCATACACAGTTTTGACTTGGTTCTTGGGCACTACAGACGAGTAGCCGCCCTCGCCGTCCGCAACTCCAAACGTGCCGTTGCCAAAGTCCTGTACGGGTGTGCCATCTGGCGCAAAGTGGCGCTTCTCCGCAGGTACAGCCTCAAACTTTTCCTTCTGGCCGATGTCTGCAAGCGTGTCGATGCCCAGCTTAGCCAGAGTGGCGGCTGTTTTCATGGGGTCGGCGAATGAGCCACGGAACAGGTTTGGGTTATTAATCGCTTTGCGCTGCGCATCAAGCTGGTCATAGACGCGCTGAGCTTGAAATGGGTCTACCCCGCCGTAGTCCTTCCACCTGTCTTCCAGCTCCGTGATTTTTGTATCCAAGTCATTAAGACCCTTGCTATACAACTGAGATACTGCACCGTTAGACCGGGCATCCTCGGCAAACTTTTTGATGTCTGCTGTTGTAGCGTCAGTGTTGGTCAGGACTTTGCGGAACTCGGTTTCAAAGTTTCTGACTGGGTTCAAGAACCCTTTTACTTGATCCACAGAAAGGTCGGTAGCTTTTGCCAAGTCTTCATCGGTAAAGCCAAACTTTTGCTGCAGAGCCAAAGCTCGGACAACTTGATCGTCTTGAGTCTTGACGTCTTCAGCCCCAAGCACGCTATCAACGATTTGGTTTGTTCTGTCGTCGTAGTTTTTGAATATGGCGTCGAACACCTTTTTGTCTGTGCCCGTCAGGTCAGCCAGCTTCTGCGCATCGTAGCCGTAGTCACGACCGAACTTAACCGCAGTACGCGCCTCATCAAAGGACAGTTGCTTGTCGGCAAGGATGTTAGCAATCCCGGTTTTGGCGTAGTCGGCAAACCCAGTCTTGTACGTGTTGAAAGCGTCATTGCCCAACACCTGCTTCATGGTGTTTTCGTCAAGACCATTTTCGTTTGCGTACTTGAACCCAGACAGAATGCCCTCCGTGGTGGGGGCGGCTGCAGCATCGGTCAACCCAAAGCTGGACTTCAGTCCAGCCATTTCTCTGTAGTCTTTGTAGCCGCTCTCGATCATCGGGTCAGAAATACCCAATTTCTTGAGATACGCAACGGCTTCTTGCTGGTTTGCTTGAGTATCCCCACCAGCGCCGCTTGTTAATTGGTAGTAGGCCCGAGCAATGTCGTCTGACGTGCTATTTGCTGTGAGGCTTTTGTACAGTGGCTCACTCGCAGCTATGCCCATCCCCACTGGCGTGGCACCACCCGTGTAACCACCATCTTTAGCTACTCCAGTCGTTCCGCTACCCGTATTAACGTTCTGACCAAGTGACGCTACGCCAGTGCCTGAGGTTATAGGCGCTTTAACCCTATCCAAAACTTGACTGTAGGTGCTCGCAGCTCCTTCCGGGGTATAGCCCTGAGCAACAACGTGCCGAGTATTCGCCTCCCGATAGTTTGGATCAGAATACATTTGTATGGTTGCTTGCCTTGCTGCTTCAGCAGGGTTGCTGGATGCCATGATGGCACTCCAATTGCGCGTATCAAGGTTTGCACCAATGTTTCCGTATATGGTGTTTGAGGCAGTGGTGAAGTCAGCGCCCGTTGCATCCATGAACTCTTTGATGTTGGGCCTTGCCAAATGCACGTTTGCTGCGCTTGCAACATCTCCAATAAGGCTGGGAGCGGTCGTCGTTTTGGCGGTATTGTTTGCTGCAGCGGTTGTCACAACAGGAGCCGCTGTTGCCGCTACCGGCTGGACAATGCTTCCAGTGCCTGTAGCTGGGTTATACGTTGCCAGATTTTGTGCAACCAAGTCTGGGCGACCAGCCACTTGCTGGTTGTATGCGTTGCTTGCGGCTGCGACAGAAGCGTCACCAGAGGAAAGAAGACTCTGCGCCCTTGCCACTTGCGCTGGGTCGAGCTGAAAGGCTTGCGCGGCAGCTTGAAGTCCTGAGCCGCTTAGTGCGTTGTTTTGAATGTACGACGCAACCTGTGCATCTGTAAATCTTGTAGACATTTCTTGTCCTTACGGTGGGGTGGGCCGTGGAACTGGCAGCGGCGCAACGAAGTTTACAGCTATGACCGCCGACGGCATACCCGGATGCGGTGCTGTTGGAGCCGTAGCTTCCAAGACAACATTGGTGTCATCAGCGGTCCAGCGCATCTCGATGTACTCGCCTTCATCAAGGTCGATATTGAAGTTCCAAGAGATGTTCAGGTGCGTATTGCTGCCGGACAGCGTGTACTGGTGGGTGGAGTAGCCGATGTCGGTCGTATTGCGTCTGATCCAAATGTAGACCTGCTTTGCGCTGCTCGACCCGCTGCGAAGCTGCCCGGAGAACTGAAAGTTGTACACACCGGGAATATCTACATATATGCGGCTTTCCGTCCCTGCGTTTACATACACGGCGTTGTTTAGATACTCCAGCGGGAAGTCGATTGGCTGAGCCACGTTCGCAGAAACAATCGGCTGATCTGTGGTGCTGAAAAATAAACCGTTCGGGCAGTCTACATACTGACCACCATTGGGGCCAATCAGGCTGTTGACATTGCCATTGAGCAGGTTGAAATACAGGCGCAGAATGTTATTGAGCTGATCCTGATAGGACCGCCCAAACTGTTCCGGCGACAGCGGCAGGTTCGGTACTGCTGTTTGCTGAAGTTGTGTCATCTGCGTCCGTCAGATTTGATGTCGATCCGAGGCGCACCAAGCTGCCATGCAGTACCCAATCGGTTGGAGTCCACCTTAAAGATGAGCTGCCTGCCGCGCACACGAATGTAAACCTGACCCGTAAACTCCTCAATTGGAGCTGTAGCGATGCGTTGAATTTCCGCAGAGCTGGTGCCGTTTGTAGAGGCTGGAGTTGTAAACCCCGAGCCAGAGTTGCGCAAAGGGATCAGTGTCATAGTGCACTGCGGTGTCAGGTTTCCCGTAGACCCCCGGAATGTCAAGTCCGGCAGTACGCGCCAAATAAAGCCAAAGTTGTGCCCGTCATCAATATCAAACTCAGACGAGCCAATTGACGCCGCAATAGGCAAAGGAGTAGCTGTTTCATTGTCATCCACGCCTTGTTCGTGGTTCACCAGATTGCGGCTGTACGTTGCGGCCAGTGGATAGTCGCGCAGTCCAGAGTCCAGCCACGCCGTACGGCCCATCGTGCCGTAGTACCAAATGTCCTCCGCGTAGTTGTACACCACATACTTGTCCACCACAGTGCTTCCAGAGGAGCAGTAGAACCACCAGACCTCATTGAAGCCCTCGTTCGTGCTGGCAAACACTTGCTGGTTTTGGGACTGGTTAATGTCACTGAAGATGTACTGCCGTAGATCGCAGCGCAGGGTTTGAGTGCGACCATCGTACTTGTAGAACTTGTCCACACCCATCCAGTAAATAACGCCAGAGGCCACGGCTTTTGCGTTTGGCCCATAGATTGAAATGTTGCTTGCTAAAAGCTGAGTGCTCCAAACCGCAGGCACACCCACGTACTGGATTGAGTAAATGGCTGAGTCCGTCCACACCACGATTTCCTGCCGGGTTTGCAAGCAGGTTACCAACTCAGAGCCATCAGACAACTGAATGCTTCCAGCCTGACCCGTAGGGGATGGCGTCCAAACTTCGGCGGACTCTTGGTCAGACCAGCGAATCAGCATGGGGTTTTGAACCGCACTGCCGATCTCGTTACACCCAAACGCAAACACAAATCGGCTGATGTCTGACACAAAGATGAACTTCTGCACGGTCGGCACATCCGACGCATCGTCCAAAGAGGACAGCAGAACCCCACGGGTTTCAATCCCGTCGGTGGCATCCCAGTAGTAAATTGGGCCGTCACGAGGCGCAAAAACCAAATCTTCGCCAAAGTTAATCTGACTCCAAAGACGCAAGGGGGCTTGGGAGGTTCCACCAGTACCCCAAGTGCCCGTGCTCCAAGTGCCCGAACCCCAACCGGTAGTTGGAATCTGAAACTCAGGGCCGACATTAATTTGATACGCGGCTGTTACCGTGCCGCCACCGGGAGAGCCCGATACATCCGTGGCGTTAGCATTAACGCCAACATTGATTGTGTAAGCATTGCCGCTTACCAATGTGATTTGAAACTCTCGGTTGAGCACGTCCGCCGTGATGTTGCCGCCCAAGCCCGTAGAGCCGCTGAACGTCACAAAATCCCCGGTTACACAGCCATGCGACGTATCTGCGACAGTGATAATTGGGGAGCCGTTGGTTGCAGTAAACGGGTTGGTCAGGGTGGCTGTATCTCGTATTGGGGTGATGTCGTAATACGCACCGCCGCGCTCGATGTAAAACTTCAGGTTTGTACCGACGCCAACAAGGTTCAGTACACCAAGAGTCACCCAGTTCCACAGAGAGCGGCACACACCAAGGAACGTGTTTGCCGAAATGCGCTGCCACCCACCAATCTTTTCTGGCGTACCTGCGCGAAAACGCACCTTCTCGGATTCGTACCAACCCCCAGCAACTTGCGTGGACGCAGTCACCGCACCGATTGCCTCAGAGGCGTAGCGGGTGTTTTCCCGATTTACGCCGGGTCGGAACAGTATGGACTTCAGGGGCATGGTTTACCTCAGTTTTGCGACATTTTCGCACTTAACTTAGGAACAGCGCAATCTCGGCTTCCCGGCGCTTGACGAGTCCCGGCAGGACTTTACCCCCGCCCTTGGTCCAAGCCCGGAATGCGTCGGCTGCACCCTCCCAGTCGCCCCGGTTGGCTCTCATGCGGATCGTGCTGCGTTGGAGGTTGCCGCTGCCTATGTTATAGGCCAGACATACCAGAGCGTCAAAGCGGCCTTGATACCCAGAAACGCCGGGAACAAGTCGTAAAACAGCACGCTCAAAAGTTGCGAGGTCAGCCTTGAACATCTCAGCCAATTCTTCTTTGGACCAGACACGGTTATCCTCCGGGCGTAGCGGGTATTCTTTTCGAATCATAGGCACGTCCTTGCCTTCGACGCGCACCATTGGCAGCCTGATCTGATCTTGGTATAAGACGGTTCCCCATCCACAAGTCCAAATGTGCGCCGGGCACAAATAAGGCCGGTTGCGAAAACCTTCAAACTTGTGCATCAAATGCAAGCCAGCATCAGAGGTTTTCATAAAAGCTCCAACCGTTCCGTTGCATCATTCTGCGGAAAGTGGGTGTTGATACTTGGTAGTGCTGGGCTGCAACATCAAGTCCAAAAAAGCACGCCGTATCCGTGCATACCGTTTTTGCGCGGCAACGATTGCCCTTTTTTGCCAAAGACTGCTTTAGACGGGTTTCCTGAGACGCCACGTTTCCAAGGTTTGTGGGAGCTTGGATGGCACGTTTTGCTTTGATCTTGGCCTTTGCTTCGTTGGTATGTTTTCGTCCAAGTTGCGGGCTTTGCATACCCTCTTGATAACGTTTTTTCAAAGATTCTGAAATTAGCTTTCGTTGCTCTGGCGATCTAAATGCGCCCGAGTTCTTGATGCCAATCTTTTGTTTTGTGGTCTGATCAAGCGGCCTACCAAGCCGATGGAGATGATCTGCTCTTTTTGATGCGTTGTAGAAGTCATCATGCCAAATATCAAGCATGGCCTGCTCAAGTGCCTGCGCCTCTTCGCGTGTTGCGCATTCCGCAAGAACACGAAACTGAAACTTTTTTTCTCCGTGCAGGCTAAAAGAACTTTGAAGATGTGGGCAGTGGTGCTTGCCGCGCTTCAAAAAAGATGCGTGGCATAAAAAGCGTTTCTTTACGTTCTTGCTGCTGCCAACATAGGCCTTGTGGGCTGCAACGTTGACAATCGCGTAGACCCCAATCATTTTCTAGCCCACCCTCTTGACCCAAACCAGTAGCCAATCACGCCCCCGAGCATTGCCATCTCGTCGCTGGAGAAGATCAGGTCGGCATAGCGCACCACGTCGTCAATGTTGTTGATCAAGCCCGGTTGCTGGTACAGATACCAAGCCATGAAAGCGTTGATGCAGACCAACTCCAGCACGAAGATGTAGGTCACCGTGGGGCGAACAGTGCCCACGTAGCTGGACACCCATGTGGAGGCTTTTTCAAGCACCTTGGCGTCGTGGGCCAGAGCTGCCTCGGTCATCCGGGCTTCGGTCTCCATCGCCACTTGTTCGGTGCGAATCTCTTCGACACGGGCTTGTGCAGCAAAACCAGCAGCGGCCAGTTGCAGCTCCCGCTCGGTCTGGACTCGGGCCAGCGCCAGCTCGTGCTTTTGGTCGGCCTTGTTCTGGAAATAC